CCGGTCAGTCCGACCGCCGTCGCGTCGAGGGCGATCCGGATCCGACTGCGAAAATCCGCGTCGTTCTCCATGACGGCTGACGCGCTGTCGGTCGCCTCCGTGATCGTCAGACGGCGGACGCCCAGAAGCGCGCCGAGATTGTCGAGATCGCTTCCGACTGCGAAGGCGATCAATACCGCCTGCACGGCGTCATTGATCGCCTGCAGATCGAGCATCTCCCGCCAGGCGTCCTCCTCCTGATGGATGACGCTCGGGTCGCTTTCGAGCGTGGCGACGTTGAACGGAATGCCACTGGCGACGAACCGCGCGGTCAGATCGGCAAGACGCGCGGCGCGGATCAGCTCATAGTCGACGCGATGGATCGCCTGCGGCGCCGGGATAAGCGACAGGTCGAGGTTGGCGAAGGGGAAACGCGACATCTACAGCGCCACTGTCCTGACGGCTTCGACCGTGAAATCCTTGTCCAGCGCGCGCGGCATGTAATCGCCGATCATCCGAACGCCGATCTTTCCCTGACGCATCGCGTCCGGACTGTTCGCAGCGCCTGGATATTCGAAGCGCCGAACCCGGAAGCGGGGCTCCCACAGTTCGATTGCGACGGCCACCGCCATGTAAAATTTGAGCATCGTTTCCGGCACGAGGTTTTTGCCGAGCACCCGCGGAACGGCCGATCCGAAAACCCGGCGCATCACCCGTTCCCCGAATTGCGTCGACAGGATCACGAGGATGGACTGAACGGTGTGATCCCAGTCCGCGAGCGGCTTTCCCGTCTCGCGGTCGATTCCGGTCGAAGATGGCATGACGTCACCAATTTGTTGCGTCGCCGCCGTCGCCGGGCAGTCCGCCGAGCAGCGGCGCCTTCACGCCGATCAGGCTCTGGATCTGTTTGAGGGCGAGCAGCGTGCCGGTGATCTTCAGATCGCCGGCGTGTTCGATCTGTGGGCTCTCGATCTGCACTTTCGTGGATGATTTGTGCCGGATGCCCTGAGACGAATAGATCGTCTCATGCTGTCCGTCGAACGACAGCTTCATCTCGTCTTGCTTCACCGAGATTTTGTGCTTGCCCTTGAAGGCGGAGATTTCGACCGCGTTATCCGGATGGACACTGACCTTGTGCTCTTTCTCGTCATCGCCGTCATTGATGGTCAGCACATAGCCGCCATCCTTCGTGACCTTGCGTGTGTGCTTTGCTTTCGCACGGTTGCCCTTCCAGGGCTTCCTGTCCGAGACTTCCTCGTCCTTGCCTTCTTCCTGCGTCGCAGGATCTTTGTGGATGATCAGGCTGTGCGATTGTTTGGTTCGATGCTCGGTGACGCCGTCGACCTCAGTCTTGATGACGGCGTCACGCTGTGTGCGACGGGTCTTGCCGCG